CATGACCATGACATTTGAATCAGTCAAGAATGTAATGGTTCTGCCAGAGAATCCTATGTCTCCGTCTGCGTAGAACTCAATGGTCTTGCCTGATGCCTTCAGGCTTCCCTCAATCTGAAGGTTCACATCGTTGGTGGCAAGTATGTTTGTGTTGCCCGTGATTTGTATGTTTCCGCCGCCATTGATGGTAAGGTTCACTGCACCGTCAACCACGAGATTTAGCCCACGCTGCCCCGATATGTGAATGCTCTTGTTGCCGTGAACAATTTCGTAATCATCACCCACGATACGCTGAACCCGGGTGCCGTCAGGATTGGTTGGCTTGCCTTCGTCGTCCTTCCACCCGTTTCCAATTTCCGTGAACGATCCCGAATTGTGGTAGGTGTGTATTCGTTCTGCTCCGGGCGTGTCGTCCCACTCTTCCACATGACCGCTTTGCGTGTACTTTACATGGTTCTTGGGGTACTCCGCATCATATGGAGTTTTCGGTTCGCTCCATACGGACTTTTGCGCCATGTCTGGCGTGCTCTTGATGCCGCTCTTGATGGAGCCTTTCTTGTACTGCACTACCGTAGACTTCATTTTTTCGGGATCGTTGTTTCGGGCAAGGCGGTTGGTGTCCTGCTCTCCCACCACAGACACGCCCATCGGAAACAGCCGATTGTCCACATCGCTTTGCTTGGCAGGATACCGCTCTGACGGATCATTGAACCCTGTTGTCTTGTCTGCCGCACGAACAGGAACGCCGCCAAAAGAACCAATGATCACCGGATCCTGTCCCTCTTCTCCGTCACGAAAGAAACCAAACACATGGGAACCAACGAGCAGTCCCGTTGGCGACTGCCCTATTCCAGACAGGGCTGCGCTGGTGATGGGCTGCATGGGATACGCCCACGGCAGTGTGGCAGTGGGCAACTCCACCGTGTCTTGCAAATGAAATCCAAATATGCGTACACGGCAACGCCCAAGATACAGCGGATCGGCGGTGTCTTCCACCACGCCGTGCCACCACACGAATCCTTCTTTTCCTGCAAATCCTTTCATTAGACCCCCATGCAGTTTCGTGAAAGTTCCATCTTCACCCGATAGGTATCGGTAAGTGTGTGCTTCAATCCGGTAACCAAATACTCACCACCAAGATTCTTGTCCACATCGGTTTGAAAAGCAGCGTCACTCTGCATTTTTGGAACGGTAAGATGAATCACATCACCAACGCTTCTTCGGTTGTCACCAAACACCTCAACGCTCAGTTTTTGAGTCAAGAATGTGTTCATGTGGTACTTGCGTTTCAGGTACAAAGACTCCACCTTTGTGTTGTCCAGTATTCCGTTTACATCGGTGTGCACCGTGTACGGAGTGCTTGGCAGGTAGAAAAACGCAGCACCCTTGCCCAATACCCGCTGTGCCTCTGGATCGGTTTCTCTGAAGTGATTGAACTCACCAAGTTTCTTCATGTTGGTGAACACTTGACTTTCAAAGAAGTCCTGAACACGCTGCTCCTTGCGTAGCAAATCGTGAACAGCCAGTCGGGACGAAATCACGCCGTTCATCAGATTGTGTGCCATGTCAAACCGACCAAGTTCTTCCAGTGACTGTATCTTGTGGTATCGTGCTGGTAGGGGGCTTTCGCCTATCTTAGACATATCCGTTCGCTCGGTGCTGTCCGGCATAGACCTCATGTTTCCTGTGGTGTACAGGTATTTCGTGATGTTGATTGACCCGTCTTCTATTATCTTGGACAGGCTCTTGAATCTGTAGCCGTTCACGGTTTCATAGAACAGGAACGGGCTGTACTCCTCTGATGACGACACATACGCCTTTCCGCACAACCAATTGATTGCTTTGAACGGAGTGTACGCTCCCGACAGGACATACGAGTAGTTGTCTTTAGTGTCTTCCACATCCAAACGGTCTTCCCAAACAGTGGTGGGAAAGTGTTTCTTGAATAAGGTTTTCACCATTTCTGAAACAGGACCAGAAACATGGTAGCCACAGTACTGTGAATGATTAAAGTATCCGCCTTCACTCATCATGTGCAGCACATATCGCTGTACCTTTCCTGTTTCTCCCATCTGATGGGTATCAAGTTTGTACACACGAAACACCAACTCAAGGGGCTTCAAGTTGTCCAAATCGGATTTGAAGGTGATCTCTATTTTTTCCTGCCCCGTGATGGGAAACTTTTCGGGAAAGTTGTACCCATCCTCAACAAATATCTTGCCTGTTATGTACGGAGAAAACAGGTCTTCGTAAATCTCTATCTTCTTGTACAGGCTGGACAGTTCTACCATAGAGCCGTTTGACAGCGAGTGCATCACAAGTTTGTCCAACTTGTAATCGCCAGCCTTGAGGATGTTGCTGCCGTGATCTTGAGGAGCCACTTTTAAACCCTCAGCAGTGCTTCAAGTTCTTGAACTGCTATCTTCTTGTAACGAGGGTGCAGAATCCGTATTTTTCGCTTGATGTCATTCTGCTCTATTTCGTGCACAAGATTTACTACAGCATAAGTATTGTCGGCAGAACCACTTACTCCCATGTATTTGCCAACATAAGTTTCCCACAGATCAACGGTTCCGGATCCAGCATATGTCAAGCCAAATCCGGATGAAGGATACTCGTTCTCGGTGTTTCCTACGACCCCACCAACCACAGAATAACTTGATGTTTGCTGTGAAAGTGGATCAAGAGTAATAGTTTCCTGTGCACCGGTATCGGTTGTTGGGCGAGTCATCCTAAAATGATTGACCGACCGATACGATTCGTCAACCCTCTGTATTTTCACACTCAACGACGATCCGCTGGTTAGTCCTATGGTGGCAGAGCCTTCAACAAACGAACCATTTCGCACGGTCAATCTGCAAAACTCGGGAGTATAATCGTATATCTCTCCACGACTTGAACCTTGACTCAAGGAACAACCAGACACTATAGCGGAGTTGTACACAAAACCATCCGATGCGTTGGTTATGAACACTGAAGAGCCACCGTATTTCTTGCTGACATATTCCTCAAGGGCATTTTCAGATTTGCACCATCCGTGATACGGGTCTACGGTTTCGTTAACTAAAAGCACCAACCAGTGAAATTGTGGACTACCGTACACTCGTTCTGCGATATGTTCGGGACGCTCTCCGTCTTTTACGCGGTACTCCAAAAACAATCCGTCTTCGTTTTTCAAGGACTCGCTGACAGCAACACGACGCATCAGGTTCCGCACAAAAGCGTACCGTGTGGTGTCTCCGTCTTTTACGGGATACTGCATGATTGGAAACTTGGAGAAATACATCAGAATCCTTTACTGACATCTTCGCGGGTGATGAGTCCCATTTCGCTGAACTGTAGCGTAATGGTCATGGCTGTGGGAGCGTTGTTCACGAAAGACGAATACACCGAATTAGGGGTATAGTCAACCGAAACCGAGGTGAGTGCACACCGAGCAATCTTCGGAAAGAATTCATTGTCCACAAATCCACCCTGACCAGAATTAGGATTGGTAGACAGGAACTTGATTTCAAACTCGCCAGGAACACGCAGAATCACTTCTGCCTTGTCTTCTTCCTTGTTTTCCGTGTCTGAGTCACGCGCGGGGTGTGCGTGATACCGAAATGTTTCAATGATGTCACGGATGGCTTCGCTCTCTTGCTGATTTCGCGGATAGATTTCCCAACTGAAACTAAAGTTGCGGAAATCCTTTTGCTTGAACAGTTTCTCAAGACGAGGATTGGTTATCTTTCCTGCACCCGCACCCACAGCACCACCCACACCAATGTCTTTGGCAATCTTTTCAGCACCCACATAAGCGGCTTGTGCTGTCGTATCTATAGGACTGCCAGCAAAGTCACTCAAGCCTTGTATGATTGCTTGATCGGTTTCTTCGTATTGAAATGTGTCTTCATTGTTTATCTTTGTGCAGAACGGCAAGTAGATAGACACCATTTGATCGTAAACCGCGTCATTGGTAAAAGCCTTTGCGAGTCCTGTTCCGGCTGCTCCAACGGCTGCACCACCTGCACCGCCTGCCAACGCACCAAGAGCAGCACCTTTCCCGCCACCCAAGAACAGTCCAGCAACTCCTCCCAAGACGGCTCCGAGTCCGCCGTATGACACAGCAGCAGAAACCGCGCTTGTATTTTCAATTTTGTCGGACAGCCTACCAAGTGCAAGCGACCGCTCTTGCTGATCCTTACCGATCCGTCCTATGCCGTTATCCAGTTCCGTTGTTATGTCGGTTAATCGGCTCTGATAGGAAGAAATGGTTTGTTCCAAAAGTTGCTTTGCTTTGCCAGGATTTCTTGCTATTTCAGAAGCAATTGTGCTGTTGCCCATGTTGACAGTTTTTAAAAGTTTGGGGTCGTTTTGTAATTCCAGCAGAGCCTTGATTTTTTCACTGTCTAATCCACTTTTCTGTATCAAGTTTTGAGTGAGGTCACCGCCACCCTCCAACAAAGAATGAAGGGTTTGCAAGTCACCTATCTTTTGCTTTGCTTCGCCTTGTGCATTGAGTGCAGCCTCTTTCAAATCTCGTGGCTCAAATCGCCAAAATACCTTGAACTGCATGACATGAGGAACTTCACCCGTGCCGATATTTACAGGAAATTTCAAAACCGATGGCTTTTCTCGGGAACCGCGCTCTGGTGACCGTACATTTTCAAGTGCTTGAGTAACTGGATCTGACATTTGGGGTCTTGCCAAATCCTTTGGAAGTCTGCCTGTGCGATTAGAAGCAACAACCGGTCTGTCAGAAGCATCGGTCGGAACAGGCTGCAAGCCACTAAAGATGTTAGGTATGGCAGACATTGTGGTTTCCTCGGTTTTGCGGCTACATATTTATGTATGGCATACAAAGGCACTTTCTCCCCCACCAACCCCTCCAAGTACATGGGAAATCCCACACAGATCGTGTACCGATCCATGTGGGAGCGGCGGTTTATGAAGTACTGTGACACCAGTTCAAATGTTCTACGGTGGGCATCCGAAGAAGTGGTGATCCCTTATTTCAATCCTCTGGATAAAAAGCACCACCGTTACTTTGTGGATTTCTTGGTAGAGGTACGCACTCCACAGGGCATCAAAACCTGGTTGGTGGAGATCAAGCCCAAGAAGCAGTGCCGAGAGCCGGAAAAGCGCAAGCGGATCACCCGCTCGTACATCACCGAAGTGCAGACATGGATCACCAACAAGGCTAAATGGGAAGCCGCTCGTCAAATATCCGAATCCAAAGGGTGGGAATTCAAGGTGTTGACCGAAGACGACCTATTTCGGAAGAAAACATGAGCAAGGCAAAACCACAATCTCCCGCCGAGCAGTTGAATGTCCTGATAGAAGAAACCACGAACGCACTTGGTGGCACGGATCAAACCTACATCAAGACCATCAGTTTTTTGAACAAACAGCAAAAACTGTCCATGCCGTCACGACTCATGCGCGGGCAGATGGTCTTTTTCAAATACAAACCCGTGAGTGAATCTTTCATTTCTCGCAATAAATACTATGATGCGTATCCGCTGGTGCTGTTGACTGATGTGTATCGCGGCGGATTTGAGGGGATAAACCTGCACTACATTGAGGGGGATGAGCGCACATTCTTGTTTGAAAACATCATGCGTTCCATGCCAGTGATGCGAGGAAACGAGGAGTGGAGAAATCGCATTTCGTTGAGTTACGACAAATTGAACGCCAGCAGGAAGTTCAAGTTCTTCAGACCGTGCTACAAACGGTACTTGTGGGAAGGGCTGGTGCGGCGACCCGTAGTGATTCCGTTTGAGTATTGGGAAACAATGATGAAGGCAGAAACATCACGGTTTGCAAAGTCCAAGCCGGTAACAGTTCACAGAGACTCCAAGATCAGCGTAATTAGAGGCGGATAAATGGCAACAAACAACTCGGCAGATATTTCAGGGCTGATAGAAAACATCAAGTCTTCAGGACTCGCTTTCAGCAATCGTTTTGAAGTGACGATCTCTCCGTCACCCAAACTGCGGGGAACAGACCTGTCCATACTCCGTTCCATAAGCATGAGGTGCGATTCCGTGACCATGCCGGGCAGGGGATTTTCAACCACACCGTATCGGTTCTATGGTCCTGCCAGAAATATGCCGTATGAACCCATCTATAGCGGAGAGTTGACCCTATCAGTCATACTGTCTGCTGATCTACGCGAACGCAACTTTTTTGAGACTTGGATGCAGATGGTTTGCGACCCAAACAACTACAAGTTTGGATATTACGATGACTATGTGGGCAACCTTACCATTAATCCTCTAACACGAACAGACGCCATATCGTATCAAATGAATGTGGAAGAGGTGTATCCCAAATCTCTTGGTGACCTGCAAGTGGGATACGACCGAGACAACGATTACTTGAAACAAGAAATCACTTTGGCTTTCAGAAAGTATACCGCCGTGTACACCGGCGTGCAGCAAGTATCCGAGCAATTTGGACCGCCGCTGCCAACACCAACCAGTCCAGAACAGGCTATGCAAAGATTTGTGAACAACGGTGGCAGGATAGACCGTGTTGGACTGGACGGAAGCGTAAACGGCTTCTACGGTGCACAGTCGGTGTACTCGTCACAGAACGGAATATCTCCGTAAGTCACATACATACAGTATCCATTTGAAAAAGGAACACTATGACGCAATTGAATTTGGTTAATGCCACCCTGCCGCAGTACACGGCAACCCTTCCCGTATCCAAGACTACATTCAAGTTCAGACCGTTTGTTGTCAAGGAAGAAAAAATCCTCCTGCTGGCTCTGCAATCCAAGAACACCAATCAAATAAATGACGCTATTCGTAATGTGATTCTTGCGTGCACCAATGGCTCGTTGGACACGCGCAAGATTTGCACCGCTGACGCAGAGTACGCATTCTTGCAGATACGGGCAAAGTCTGTTGGAGAGGAAGTAAAGCCGCAAATTACCTGTTCCAATTGCGACAACAAGATCAACGCCAAGATACGGCTTGATGAAATTGCCATTGGAACTGCCAAGAAACCACCTGTTGACCCGTGCATACAGTTCAGTGAATCATTGGCAGTGAACATGAAGTACCCCACTATACACGATGTGGACGCAGACAAGAACTCCGTGGAAGTGGCATTTGAAGTAGCAAAGCGGTGCATTGAATCCATTGTCCTGAACGATCAGGTGCACCAGGTCAAGGACATCAGCCCGCAAGAACTGTCGGATTTCGTGGATAACATGATGCCCGATCAGTTTGCAAAGATCATGGAGTTTGTTGAATCCACTCCAGAACTGCACTTTGAATTCAAATATCAGTGCCCGTCCTGCAAGGAGACTGTAAAGGTTGAACTGAACAGCGTGTCCGATTTTTTCTGATAGCCCTCAGTCACAGCGACTTGGGGGCGTACTACCAACTAAACTTCAACCTGATGCAGCACCACGGGTATTCGCTCGCTGAAGTGGAAAACATGATACCTTGGGAGCGCGAAGTCTACATACAAATGTTGATTTCTCATTTGAAGAAAGAAAAAGAACGGGCGCAGAACAGGAAGCAATTGTGACCTCTTTACCATGATATCGGAGTAGTAGCATGGCAAGGAAAAAGGTCACCGAATCCGAACTACGAAGTATGCGGGCTGCTCGTCAGGAACGAGTGGGCGGTAGGTTTGGTGGTCTTAAACCAGAATTCAAGAAATCAAGCGGAACTGCAACACTAGAATCCGTGATGCAGCCACCGACTGCGCCATCGGCTCCACCACAAGCACCGACTTCGGCTGTTCCTCCAAAGGTGGGGTTACCAACTAGTCCATTTGACAAGAATGCTGCTGCGCTGATTGCTGAAGCAGAAAAACTGTCCAAAGATGTTGCTATTGCTGACAACGAACAAGCACAAAAGATAGCAGCAAAACTCAAGGTGATCCGTGAACTTGCGAAGAAAACCAAAGGCAACCAAGAGGCTTTGACTGCAAATCTTGACAAGGTTATTTCTCCTATAGAGGCAGAACTCAAGAAAAAGGCGTCTTTCCGCGGGTTCTTGCAGGAACGGGCTGCTGAATTCCGCAAGACACTTCCAGAAAAACTTGCGTCCAAAATTCCGCTTGTGGGCGGGCTTGTCGGCGGATACCTGAAGCAGAGGCGAGAATCGCAAGAAGGGCTTGACAAATACGCCCGTGATCTTGAAATGGGAAAGGAAGGTGGACGGGGGCGAGGATTCGGAGGACTTGGTGCAACACCAGCATCAGACATTCCTGGTATTGGTACAGATATTTCCAAGTCCATGCAGTCCACTCTCGGTGGCATATACGAAGAAATCAAGAAGATACGCGAACTAGTAGAAAACAAGTTTGCTCCCGAAAGTGACGCATCGGAACTATCAAAAAGAGAATCTGAACTTGAGGGAATGGCAAAAGGTATTCCTGGAGACAAACTAAAACCAACCGGAGAAAAGAAATCCGGACTGATAGGTTCTCTTCTTGACAAATTAAAAACAATGATGGGAGGTATCGGTAGCAGTCTTATGGGTATGCTGTCTAGCATATCTTCTACCATTCTCGCCAAAGCCAAGACACTAGTTGAGCCTGCATGGGAAGCCATCAAATCGGCTGGTGGAAAAATGCTAGAAAAAGCAAAAGAACTAGCAAAGCCAGCATGGGAAGCAACCAAAGGCGTGGCGGGAAAAGCATGGGATGCAACAAAAAATCTTGGCGGAAAGGCTTGGGAAGCCACCAAGAGCATGGGCGGAAAGGCTTGGGAAGCCACCAAGAGCATAGCAAAACCAGCGATGGAATCCGTCAAGAGCGTGGGCGGAAAGGCTTGGGAAGCCACCAAGAGCATGGGCGGAAAGGCTTGGGAAGCCACCAAGAGCATAGCAAAACCAGCGATGGAATCCGTCAAGAGCATGGGCGGAAAGGCTTGGGAAGCCACCAAGAGCATAGCAAAACCAGCGATGGAATCCGTCAAGAGCATAGCAAAACCAGCGATGGAATCCGTCAAGAGCGTGGGCGGAAAGGCTTTGGCAAAAGCAGGCGGATGGATGTCTAAAGCATGGAGTTCTGTAGCCGGTGCAGCAAGTAAACTGAATCCGGCAAAAGCACTTGGGGGAGCAGTAAAGTCTGGCGCGCCAAAAATTCTCAAAGCAATCGCAGGAATTCCTGGTCTTGGTGCAATGATAACCGCAGCAATGGGTGCATTTGATGTGATGAGCATCAAAAACAATCCCGAACTTAAAGTGGATGAAAAGAAAGAAAAGATTGGTGTTGGACTTGTAAAAATTCTAGGTAGTGTTCTTGGTTCCGTTGGTGGAGGTATGCTTGGTACTCTCATTCCCGTACCAGGAATAGGAACGATAATTGGAACTCTTGGCGGCGAATGGGTTGGAAGTAAAGTAGCCGAAATGCTCGGAGAAGCAATCGGTGGAAGAAAAATCTATGATATGATGGCTTCGATTCCTGGCATTGGTTCATTGATCGCTGTTGAAGAAAAAGAAGAAGAGCCAAAGACCCTTGGAGCGGGCGGAGAAGAAGTTGGAGATGACCTTAAAGCACCTACAGGTCCACAAGAGATAAATCCAGCAATGATGATGTTTTACGATGAAGAAATTGCACAGGCACAGAGGAATTTTGACCGCTGGAATAATGATCCAAGACTGAACGACTCAAACAAACCAGGTGTAATGAAAAAGCGCAATGAGGCTTTGGCAAACTTGGAAAAGGCAAAAGCACAAAAAGCCGAATACATCAAGGATATAGAAGACAGCCAAAAGCAGGCTGCTGAAAGCAAGTCCGTGACGGGAACGGTTTCTGCTCCAGCAACATCAAACACGACTGTTGGAAAAATGGTGGGAGAATACTCTGCACAGAAAGAAGCACTGGGGGATGCCCAAGCAGCAGCGGCAGGCGGTGGCGGAAAAGTAGTGAACAACTCGTCTGTGGAAACTCGCGTAAACAACACCACAAACAACTTCAATGATGATATCCGCATCCGCAACAACGATCCCACCCTGAAAACCATGCAGATGGCGGCACACTCGTTCTAAAAGAAAAAGGCGCACTTTCGTGCGCCTCTTCCTGCGAAACCGAAGGGGATTTAGTCCTCGCTTGCCAACTTCTCAAAGTACGAGAGGGCGTCTTCCGTGTCGTCGTCATCGGTCTTGACGGCTTCCTTCACGGGAGCAGGCTTCTTGGTTGGAGGCGGGGACAGCGAAGGCTTGCGGACAGGAGCAGCGTCCTCGTCATCAGAGAACGCAGTCTTCTCTGCGCCGCCCTTTGCAGCGGACTCCGACACGGTGGCACGGATGTTCCCGCCAAGAACCGCCTCAAGACGAGCCTTGAGTTCATCATACGACTTGAAGTTCTTGGGATCGGTAAACTCCTTCAGCGAGTGCTGCGTCTTCCACATCTTCTCAAGCGCAGCGTCATCGCCGCCAAGCAGGGCTGACGGGGCAGCAAACTCGCTCTTGTCAAAGTTTGCGTAGCCGTCCACCTGACGAATCTTCAACTTGAAGTTTGCGCCCGTCCAAAAGTCAAACGGGTTCATGGGCTTCTCGTCTTGGAACTCAGGATTCATTGCACCCTGAATCTTCTCAAAAATCTTCTTGCCGTACTTGAACAGGAACACCTTGCCCTCGTTCTGCGGGTTCTTGGGGTCAGAAATCACCAGCACATTGCTGATGTACGACAACCGCCGCTTGCGGTCACGGGCAATTGCCTTGTCCTTGTCTGAACCGCTCTCCCACAGGAGGTTGTTCATCTCGGACACCGGATCCTTTAGCCCGATGGTGGTCAGCGAGTTCTCAATGTACCAGCCACCCGGACCACGGAAACCGTGGCTCCACACACGCGCCCACGGCAGATCCTCGCCATCGGGTGCGGGCAGGAAGCGGATTTCGGCGTAGCCGTTGCCGGTCTTGTCGGTTTCAGCCTTCCAGAAGCGGTCGTCCTTGTATGATTCGGACTTCTTCGCCATCTTGTCCATCTCGTGGGCAAGCGACTGAAACGAGTTCTTGGAAGCAGTCTTCAAGTCTTTGAATCCCATGCGTATCTCCTTGGTTGTGTACGATGTGTACGGTGTATGAATGTGTATGTGACAAACAATTCAGTCACAGGTATGTAGGGTAGTATACCACACCTCCCTGCCGTGTCAAACAGGAAGTCGGGTTTTCTTGGGGAGGAGATTCAGTTCCTGCCCTTCAGCCTTGATTTTTTCAATGATGGGCTTGCTCAAGAACTTGGCAGCGACTTGTGGCTCCATGCCGTACCGTTCGCACACGGCAAGCACAGCATCAATATACGAAACTTCGTACTTCTTTACATGATTCTCTACTTCTTTGGGGAATCGTATGTTGTTGATGTCCATTTGAGCCTTGCTTTCTGAAGTATACATAGGTTGGTATCCTTATTTAGACCAAACACCGCCCAAAGACACCGGAGAAGCCAATGGGAGCGACCAGCGACAACTACGACATTGTTACTAGTGGCACTACTTATACCATAGCCAGCGATTATGTCAAGCCCTCTGGCGGTGAAACTGCTCACTTTCAGGTGATGAAACTAGCCTACGGTGCAGACAACAGTGTATTTTATACAAGCGGTAGTAGTCCGCTGCCTGTTGGATTGTGCGGATCGTGGGAACGCTACGACTACACTGCTCCATCTGGCTACTACAGCCTGACAAGCACTATTGTTGGCATCACCGGAACAAGCATTCCGGTAATTGGTGTTTCTGGTGGACTGGCTGTTGGAGTGACTTTTGGAGTTGTTGGAATAACGGCATCCAATTTAAGCATCAGAGCACTGAACGGAGGAACAGTAGGAAATACACTAGGAGTTGCCGCAACCACAGACTATGTGGCAGTTCAAGGCATCTGTGGTGCATATCCTGTTGGCATAACTGTCAATAGTGCTTTGCCTGTTTCACTTTCTGCGACATCAAATGTGGGAATATTTGGTGTAAGCGGTGCTACGGCTGTTGGAGTCACATTTTCCACAGTCAGCATTCGCGGACTCACTGCTGCTTCAGACACGGTAACTGTTTACGGAGGCGGCACGGCTTCTACGGTTTCTGTTGGGTTGTTTGGATTTACTGGCGCAACGGCTGCACCGATATACGCCGAAAATAACGCTCTGAATGTGAATGTAAAAACCTTTGGAACTGGCATTAGTGGCGTGACCGTTTCGGCTGCGGATTTAGATATCCGAAATCTCGACTACACAGCCGACACTGTTACGGTTGTTGGTCAAGGCGCAACAGACAACGCTACATCTCCCAAGTCCACCGTACCAACCTACATCAACGCACTAGGAATAGGCGGAAGCCTATTGCAAGTAGGTGGTGTAACAGGTGCTGGTTGGAGCGCAGCCGCGCTGAATGTATACATGGTAAACAGCGGAATTACCTTTACGGTTTCTGCGTCTGCCACATTCTCGTCACAAATCAATGTGCTCAACGAAGGCATTACAGCCATGTTCGTTCAAGGCACAACAACAGCAGTCAACGGTGTATGGGTAACAGGCTCAACTAACGGAGATCCTGTATCTGTGCGGATAGACGGAATAACAGGAACGGGTATGCAAGTTCATGCTACGGGTGTAACCGCAGCAATTGCGGAAAACACATCTATCGCGTCTGGTGTAAAAAATAACACAGAATTCCTTGCGGCAGTAAAGAAGGCACTGTACGCAGACTCTGTGAGTGTTGGGGCAAACGACTTCCCCGACCGATCTTCGCTGTACACCCTTGTTCGTGATAATGTCGGAAACCGTCTTGAAACGCTGACTGACGCGGTTATTCCAAACGGTGTGTATCCGTCTACTCAAGATTCAATAGCGGTAACTCTTGTAAACGAAAAACAGCAAACTCGTTTCATGGCGAGAACAGGCTCTGCTACCACCACCCCACAGAACCTCACGGCGTTCAACGCAGCCGCAGGATATACCTGTGCAAATGGTATCCGCATAAAGGCTTCTAGAATCGCAACAGGAACAAATGCTTCCCAAAATGAGGTCATGTGCGTCATTTCTGAAGCGGATGCAGCCACGGTTTCGGGAGTAACCTCTGCTTCGGGATTAGCGAAATCGTACATGATGTATCACGGCGATGAAATGTTCTTTGAAGTAGACAACATCAATAAACTACGGGTGTTCTACCCTGCATATTCTGCTAGTTTTGCACCACACAATACAGGCACAGGCGTAACCTTCTCATTCTATGCGTCATAATGTCAAACGAAAATCAACATTACTGGCGATCTAACAATACCAAAACTCCTGTCAGGATTGATCTGGCGGTAGATGATCCTCTGCTCATAACAGACTCGTATATCACCAACATTAGTGTGTCAGAACCGGTTGCTGTGTTTGACGACATTGCCGACAGATTCGTTAATCTTTCAGACATAGACCCGACCAAGATAGCCAAAGATCAATCTTTTGTTTTTGGTGGACAAGAGTACACCGTTGTATCGGTGAACCAACTAGAAAAATCACCAACCACAACACAGTTGCAAGGATTTTTGGATTACGCAAGACAAGTAAGGCGAACCGGTCCTGCTTACATTTCGCAAAACAATCAAGACAGCGATTTGCGTCTGTTTACACCACCTGATTGTTGCTGCTCTCCTATTAAATACGAAACAGCATCAGATATTCCGTATCCTCCACTTCCACCCGGAGTACAACCTCCGCAGGATGACCCATACAGCAGAGATATACCCTGCGGCTGGATATCTTTTGCACAGAAGTGTTTCTGTTCTGTGACCACAGAAATAGAAGGAGACTGCGGAGATCCTGTAAGCAGTTTTGCAGTATTTAATGATTCGTTCCACTTGATCCCCAACCCAAACTATCCGGGTGGTATGGGAGTCATGGGGGGTAACAATCCAGATGAATGGAATTACCCAACCACAATAATATGTGCAACAAAGTCTAATTTGTCTGAGCAAGAGTTTACACGGTCATACATTGACATACTTACATTAGACTCTTGCTCAGAAGCAGTGTATCAAAAACTATTCTGTGAAGAAATAATTGCCCTAGTGTTGAGCATGGGCTGTGACAAGACAGGATCTGGTGCTCCAACAATGAGTGCAGACACCACAGATTTTGACCCCGCAAATCCAGCAAACGACAACATGAATTTTGTGTTGGGAGTAAACGATTATCCTGGTGCCACCATAGGGGTAATTTCACTAGAAGATTACGAATCGTTTGTAAACAACACAGGATCGGGCGGTGCTTCTGATCCCAACACATCGTATTTGGACTATTTCAGCCGAAAGGTGAAACTTGAACCAACCTCAATGAAAGGCAGATCAGACATGAACCTTGGAGACTCGGATTCGGTTCAAAGCCAAATGAACTCTAATAATTCAAGTCCTGCGTACTTCAGCCAAAAAATAAAGCGTGAAACTGTGGAAATGAAAGGCTGATTCAAAATGAAAAACGAAGAAGAACTGCTGTACAGGCACAGATCCTCATTCAAAGTTGGGGGGAGCGGAATAAACACCTACAGAGGGGTCTTGTTCTTCAACATAAAATCGTACATAGAAAACCAACTGCTGTCTCTTGGGTACACCAGCGGAATCGGTCGCTCTTTCTTGAACGCCAACCTGACAATAACAGAAGCAACCGGAAAAACAAGTGGAAATCTAACCGCATTCATGTTACCGCTCGGAACATCAATGGACGACAGTGCATCTTGGACAAAGCCATCTGAGGCACACGGAACCACATGGGACAACGGCGGTTCGGTTGAACCACAGGCACAAGACATACACTCTATTGGATCGTGGAATGGATCGGATTTGTCGTTTGATGTGACTCCTTTTGCGAACTTTTGCTTGTTTTCGGATGATCCACGATTCGGTGTAATCATCGCATCAGATGAATTGAGCAGCGAAACTTGGTCTTTCCACTCTCAACAGGCTGAATCGCCGGTGATAGGCGGAAAACCACAGACAAATGCGGTTTTCCTTGGTCCAGGAAGCACCAATTCCATAAGCATGGAAGGAGTTGTGGTTAAAATTGCCCCGCAACAGCCGTATCTGACTTTATCATCGGCAGATTCAAACACAAATGCAGGATACAGATGGAGCGCATTCAACGCATCGGTGTCGGTGGGCGACACTTTCTCTATGTTTTTGCCTGATGTAGCAGCAACGGGTGGAATATACACCATAATGGACAAACGAGAGTCGCAAAACGGTGTTCAGATGATAATTTCTGGTAGCACAGCAGGACTTTCAAGTGAAATACACACGACTGGAGAGTTTGCTTGCACTGGACGAGTGCCAACAGGATCGGGGATTGTGGAATTCTCCTCTCCAGACAACTCTTTGATCGTTGATTTGAGCGTATTGTTACCAGATGACGCTATCATATTTGAATATCTTCCGAGCGTGACCCCGAACAATGCAACATCATATACGGTTGATTTTTATTCAGACGAACGACTCAAAAACAACCGAGTTCGCGTATATCTAAACGAACAAACCGCCTCTGAAAACAGAAGCGGACTGAACACAACAATTAAACGAAAAAGCGTAAGACCGAGGCTGTCTATGAGTCTTGAAGTAGATCCAACAACAGAAACCTTTGAGGTATTCTCTTCAAAGTTCAAGAGAATAGCAGTTGCGATGGGCGGCTGATCAAGAAACCGATCCCGTTGACCCTGAACCAAAAGGAAACATGGTGTTCAGTCGCTTGCGCCTTTCTTCACACGGCGCGCATTTTTCTTTAACAAATACACCCGCTGCTTTTGCAACAATGTCGCCTGCTCCACGGATCGGTCCGACTTTTTCCCGTATGAGTTGTGATATTGATTTGGGTTTATGTTCCACTCAAGCCTCCCTCATATTTAGGATGGCTGCAAAACCCCTGTTGTCCGCTTGCGGCGATCTTCCCGCTTGGCGGCGGCGTACAGCCCCTGCGTGAATCCGCAGTGCTTGCCGTCATCGTATCCCCGAGCGTAGCCGATGTGATACAGTTTCAGCAGAGCCGCGACAAGCGCAGCCCCTGCTCCGATGGCGTATGATGTGAGTTCTAGTGTTTCCATGCCCTATGTTCATCTGTGCGTTTCTTGAACTGTTCCTTAACAAAGCCGCCTATCGGATTTGAACCGATGACCTGTTGATTACAAATCAACT